GTCAATTCCTGCATCTCCTTCGTCAACTTCTTCACCTCGTTCTCCAAATAATCGAGCGAAGTGTTGTTTAGTTCGTTGAGCAAAGTCGAAAAAAAAAGCATCGCACCGTTGAATTGTTCGAGCGTCATCTGCTCAACGTACGACTCAACCAACTCTCTATTTTGTTTGCTATGTGGAACGATTGTGTACTTCGAACCAACTCGTTTGTCAATGGGTCGGTAAAGTGTTCCCATTATCTTCACGATGTTTGCGTTCACGTCGGAAGCCCACGTTGAAATGTCAGCGTACTCACCCATTGAGATTGAATACAAGTCGGGAATAAACCCGAAGTCTTTGTCCTTAATCGTTATCGTTTCAAAGAACTTCGCTGATTCATTCGCCAGAGTGTCTTCAAACGCACCCAACAAAGTCGGCAAATGTTGAAAGGGAATTTGTTCCGCTTGTTCTTTCAGTAGGTTACTAATGCTAACCAACTTGTCGATGTCGCTTTTCGCTGCGTGGTAGTCAAGATATTGCTTGACTGTTACGCTCGAATAGTCAGCTGGTATACTTACTTTTATACTCATTCGTTTGTTGTTTAATATCTACAATATCGATTCTTTTGTTGACTACGAACCGCAATACAAACAACCTTCGTCGTCGTCGTCGATAGTGTTCGCTTCGTTGTATATTCTGATTGCTTCCATTTCAACCTGTTCTTTTGTCCACGTTGGATTGAAGGCGGTGATTTGTGATTTGAGAAAGTTTAATTTGTTGTCGCTCATTTGTTTATTGTTTGTTTCCTTTGCTTTGTTCAAGATAGCGTTCCATTCCCATTTGTCTTTTGGTGTGTTCCATAGTTCTTGAAACATCCAGTCTAACGCTTCGTTCATACAACTAAATCTTCAACGTTGATTTGATGCTGTTGTAATAAGTCACGAATGTATTCGAACACCTCTTCAATCCCTTCTTGATATGCTGCTTCTTGTCGTTCGTTGTACTTGGTGAACTTACGATAGCCGTTCATCTCGAGTTCCCACAACATCATTGCCATATCGAGAGCCTTTGTCATTCGGTTGAACTCGAAACGATCGTCGAAGTCGGTAAGGTCAAATGTCAATGTTGCGGTACTCATAACTTGTCATTGATTATTATTTGAATAGGCGCATCGTTAACACCTGCAATTTCATTTCGCTCAACGTATCCTCGTTTCTTTCCGCGTGTCTTCAAATAGAAAATTGTTGCGCTTGTGTTTGGTGCGTCTTGAATACGGATTACTTCACCGTCTGGTGTTGACACCTCGCGGTGCGCTCCCTTAATCAATTCGAACAACTGACTTTCTGCAAAGTCAACAGCAAGGTCTGACAATGATTCAACCTTTGCTTTGTAATCTTCGTCGTTATTCATCCATAGATAGTGTGTTGTTCTATCTATTCCAACAATCTCACACGCAGACGTTACCACACCCAAAGTGCTTTCGAGAGCCTTTAGCATAGCATTCTTTTTTAGTGTAGAGTTTTGTTGATTTGTTTCTTTACTCATAATGCTATTGTTAGTTGACGTTGTCTTTTTTCAATGAATAAATTGTTTTGAAAGAAATCGTACTGCATTAACTTTTTGATATAAGCGTTTGCCTCTTTATTTAACTTATCGTCGTTGTACCATTCGCTAATTAGTTTTAACATATTAGGAATCTCGTTTGCTACTGCTGTAACAAATGTAACATATTTTGTATGTGTTACAAACTTGTTGTTTTGAAGTTTAAGCGTATAGAAATAGTCAGCATCAAATGGTTTAGAATACTTGCGTAATTCTTTCTTATTGATTACTACCAGTTGCTTTCTTTTACCCTTGCAAATGTTTACACCGCCACCGCCTAACGCTATATTCAAAACGTTTGGTTGCATAACAAAGTCTTTGTTTACAATCTCACGTTCTTTTTCTAATGCTTCCTCTCTTGTTTTGTGGTGCGAAATGATTTCCTTTTCAAATGCGTCTTTGCCTAATTCAGACATTAACCTGCGAAGATTTACTCCAGATCCCATATAACCGTCATTCAAATTTGACGTGCTGTGAATACCGATGTAGATATTATCGGAATCCTTTTGTTTTATCTTGTAGATGTAATGATGCATCATTTTATAAATATAAGAACTACCCTAATTTTCCTTTATAATGGTTAATAAGTTGCTCCATTTTGCTATCGTAGTATTTCGAGAATGTTTTGAATCCGTCGTTGTCTTGTTCGAATAGTCTGAATAGAACACCCCTCAATCGTTGTGATGGCTTCTTAAGCGTATCTTCTAACTCACTCTTAAGACTTTCTACTGCGTCTAGTTCTTCGCGTTTAAAATCTTCGTCCTTGAACGCAAGATAACCGAACTGATTTGCTATTGTAAATAGTTCCGACGCTTGAGCAGGTGAAAGTTCATTCGTTCCAAAGGTTAGTTTGAGCGTCTTGTCCTTTCGTGTTGTTACTGCTTCGAGTTGAGCTGGTATGATTATCATTTGTTTAATATGATTGAATTGAATTCGGTTTCTGCGTTTATAATGTAAGTTGTAATTTCCTTATGAAGCGTATTAATGTTAAAAGCAATTTCATAAAATTCCAATTCAATAGCATCTGCTTCAGCCATTAAACAACAGTCTAAAAAGTATTGAGTGTTAATAGTTGATTGATTACCTGCGTGATATCCTAACCAAAATCCTTCTATCAAACCATCTGAATTACCATTGTAATATAAAAATTTATAATTGTTACCTTTAATATTACTTTTTAACATAGCCCAAGAAGCACCGTCAGTTTGGAACTTATCGTCATTAATAAAACCATAGTTTTTATCAAACCATTTTATTTGATGTTCTGGAACTATTACAAGTTTTGTTTCAGTAAGTGTCATTGTATGTCATTAAATTTATAAGTATGTCACTAAATGTCAAAAGAAAAGAAAAGAACAAAGAAAACGTGTAAGCACTATAAAGAAAGAACAAAAGAAAAAGCTCCCCCGAAAAAGATTACTCTCGCCCTTAAAAGGGCAGTTGCGCGTTCCAAGCATTGGTATTTTGCAAGTGTAGTCATTGGTTACTTCGCTTTGACTTACGAAGGCGGTTGTTGTTCTTATCCAGTTTGTTTCATTTACTTAAAAAATATACCCCCAATTGTTTCGTGCCGTCAAGTACCAAACAAAAGGGGGTAATGCTAATTAATACTTGACTATACAAATATACGTTTGTACTTTCAAAGGTTGCCTGAATAGTTTTAAGTTTCTAATTGTTCAAATCAACATCGACGTCCTTCATCGATTCTAAAAACGTATTGATGTCTTTCTTTACGCAAGGCGGACACGTTGAACGCTCGTTGAACGCGCCTGTTGCTTTGTCCTTGAACGAATAGAACTTCAACATATCTTTCTGCTCTAAACGTCCTTGCGCTTTCATATCGAGCAAGAATCGTTTGAACTCTATTTGTTCCTCCATTGAAAGAACACCGTTCCATTTTGACGCAGGACATGAAGCGAACGCGAGCTTTGCTTTGATAGGCATCACACAGCCGCACAACTTAATCGACTTCTTGCGGAACAACACTTCGGTTTCTACTTCGTCGCCAACAATCAACGATCCGCAAGACTGTGTTGAAGGTTCGAAGAATTTACAGGTGCGACATATCTCAAGTCGTCTTTTGTACTCGTTACTTTTTGCGAATAACATTTGCTCGTATTTTAGTTTTAATTGAATCAATTGTGCGGTAAAGGAACACGGTTGGTATACCGGTCTGCTTTGAAAATTCTCGGTAGGTGAAACCTTCGAAGATGTATTCTTGAAAGATAAGACGTTCGAACTCGGTTAGTCGACTGATAAGAATGTCCAGTTGCTCGTTTGTCATGCGTGCGCCTAACCAAGTCTTGTCGACCTCATGCGCGTATTCTTTAAAGTCGCGTCTGTTTCTGTTCCACGCTATTGTTTGACGGTAAAATGGCGACGTTGGACTATTGACCGCAAGATACATAACACGAATGAGATAGAACTCGAAGTCGCCTGTGTCGATTAGATTCTCGATGTGCTTCGAACCAAACATAGACAGCAAAGAATCATGAAGCAAATCTTCGTAGTAATCTTCACCTCGCGAAATGTTCTTCGCAAGTTCTTTGAAACGTTTATAGTTTCCTTCTATGTAGTGGTCAAGTGTCACATCTTAAAGTATTCATCTATTACCTTGATTGCTTCTTCGCTACCTTTACAAATATAAGAACAATACCCCCTGTTTCTTAATTGTTCCTGCCACCGCTTTTGTTCAGGTGATGCAGTACCACCTTTCTCTTTCTTCATTTCAATAGCAAGACCGAAGAACGATCCGCGTGGTTCGTAAATAAACAGATCGGGGAAGCCTTTGACGTAACCGGTACGCTTCATCTTGATTGCTTGAAGGTAACTCGTTCTCATTCCACCAGCAGAAGCGCAATACAAAGCGTCAGGATATGCTAAACGAAGGTACTTTATTAATAT